ACAACATGATAGACTAATGCCCTTAGTTTAACTCTAAAGGTTTGAATAGATACTGACTCGTTTGCAAGTCTAATTAACTCTCTAGTTCTTACTTGTGTTTCTGCTACTGATAGTGATTCATTAATTACTTTCTTTACAGTTGTAGGTACATCAAATACGTTATTTTGAAATACGTTCTTTTGGAATACTACTGAACCCCATTCTTTCTGAAAAACGTTACTTTGAAATACGTTGTCTATTTGAAAGACTTGACCTACTTTAGCCAAGTTATTTCACTATGCTACTTCTGTCCACGTACTCGATCCGTCAAATATGTAGTGTTTACCAGTATCAGTTTCTTCAAAAATATATCCACCGACTAGAGTTGGATATGTTGTATCGGAAGC